ATGTAGTAGCCCCGAACTGGGATAATGGGTCAGCGACTAGTGCATCTCCGCCGCCGGACAATACCGCGAACTCCAATGCACTTGCACCCGCATTGACTCGAAGCACTTGAAGAGCTGATCCTATGGATGCTAGTCCTGTACCGCCATTGCCAACAGGAAGAGTTCCCGTAACGCCAGACGTCATAGGTAAGCCGGTCACATTAGTTAAAACTCCACTCGCCGGTGTGCCTAGGGCAGGAGTGATAAGAGTAGGGGAAGTGCCGTATACGAGTAAGCCTGTGCCCGTCTCGTTAGAGATGACGCCCGCCAATTGAGCCGAGGTGGTAGCCGCGAACTGTGACAAAGGATTGGCTACAAGGGCATCACCACCACCGGGGAGTCCAGTAAGGCTAGACCCATCACCAATAAGAGCACCAGTAAACGTAATGTCACCGGTGGTCGTATCTATGATCAGTGGGTAGTCTTGGAAGGAACTAGAGCCTGTGTATCGAAGGAGCTTGAAGTCGTCGTCAGTGTCCTTCTGTAGAACCCAGCGCAACTCTGTCCCGGCGTAGTACCGGGTACCGTTCCTTTGGGCTGCTGCGTTATTAAAGCTGAGGTATCTAGCAGAAGTATCAGCTGCTACTCCAACTTCTACGCCGGGAGATGTTACGACCCCACCAAAAGTAGCTGTTCCTGTATCAAACAATTGAGTGACGGCAGTTCCAGTGGAATCCAGTATGTCGAGACCGCCGGAGGGTACATTCGTTTGGGCTATTCCCAATACCGCTACTAAGAGCAGTACAAGAAACCCTATTTTCTTTCTCATTTAGAATACCCTCACAGTTGCGGTAGTTCCCACATCTAAATCTGTTGTGGATGTCAATATAGTTACTTCCCATAATGCTATGGAATCCGTATCCACTGTCGGAGCTACTCCTCCCTCCACACCGGTCTTCACGTTCACTGTCTCTAAGTCTGCGCTGGCCTGTATAAGGTCAATGCGAGTGCTTACAGCAGGGGCGACGAACGTGAGGACGGTGGATGTTAATGCAGAGTATAGGATAGAATTAGCAAAGCATGATCCCGGACTTACTGTTAAAGTTAAGTCGGAATTATAAGTTAAGTCGAAGTCATTGTCTGTTCTTTTAAATACGACGTTAGCTTTTCCATTTCCCACAGTAAGTCGTAGGAGTTGTTCTATCTGATCGTCGTGTCTGGCCAGCCTATTGATATGTTCAGGGGACCAGTAACTAAGTACCAAAGTTCCGACCGGCCATTCTTGATCCGATCCGATTATAGCCCTCTCAATAGTCAACACATCTGAAGCTCTACTACTGATCTTAACATGCTCAGCATTGCCTAAGTCTGTTAATGATCTAGATAATGACAATACGGCCATGCAAGGGGGCTGCGTATAGCTAGCCCCCTCACCGGTCATAACAGTCATTTCTGTATTAGAGGCCGTCAAGATGACCGCTACCTGGGCTTGAGCTATTAGACTCAAATTATACTTGTTCATCTAGTACGGCCTTCCCTTTGAGAGGGTTGCTTTACCTTGTGACAGTTGTCTCTTCAACATGTTAACTACTTGGGCAGCTTGCATGTTAGGACTAGGGCTGCTCATGTTAAATGTGTTAGAGAAAGACTGAGAGTTGCTTACAGAACCTCCATTAGCAAACCCTGGCATTTTACCCGAGTTGATCGCTTGCAACAAGCTAAAGTTATTCTTAGCTGCTGAAGCTCTAACTACATACTCTCCAGGACTTAGCCAAGCAGGTATTGTATCAGTACCTACAGGACCACCAACAGCAAACCTGCTTCGAGGGATTTGTTGTCCGTAAAACCTATTTCCAGATCTACTTTGATCCTGGGCAAAAGAACGAGCCATGCCTACTACAATGGCCTCGGGAATCCTATTGACCCCTTCGTCCATTTTCTGCTTAACGGTATCAGCTCCAGCAGTTACATTCTTGCCAATTTCCTGCGCTGTGAATTCTGCGAGAGGCTGGGCAGTTCTTTCAATAAAGGGGCTAACTACAGCCTCTCCATTTATTCTACCGTAAGGTGCATCTTCACCAGGCCTCTTGATGAATTCTGAGGGGCCAGTCACACCATTGATCGTAGGTACGTTATCACTGGGTTCCACGAGATACTCTTTGCCGTTGATCATGACTTTCTTGACCGTCGAGTCAGCTACAACTACAGGAGCTACTGGTGGCTCAGGTAGAGGAATAGGATTGATAACATATGCTTGTCCTTGCATAACAATTTGTTCTGCTACTTGAGATGCAGGTGCGCTAACGTTTCTACTGATAGAAGCTTGAGGAGTTCCAGGAGATCGAGGGGCTGTAGGGCCGTAGTTAGGATTTGGCCTGGCTCCCAGTATTCCAAAATTAATGAAAGCTGTTTTAACCTCGAAAGCAAAGTTATTCACAGAAGAGGCGAAGGCATCTAACCTATCCAGCATAACATTAGTTCTTTGATCTCTCTCATCAGCTCTTTGGATGAAGGCTTTTTGTAGTATGTTAGCCTTCTTAAAGTCCTCTGCCTCTCCTTCACCTTCGGACGCACCGGATGTCTCCCCAGTCCTGTCTTTATCCCCTCGAAGGTTTTTGTCTGCTTTCGGGTCTGTGTTTTCCTTGATCTTATCCAAGAGTTCTTTTTGCTTTTCAACTAGCGCTAATCTCTCTTTATTCTTCTCCACTTGGTCTTGCAGATTTAGCTTTAGAAGGGTCCTAGAAGCAATAACAGCCTCTAGTAACTTAGGTATCTGCGGATCTTTAGACTTAGCAATAAAAGGGATTATTTTAATTACTATAGCTCTAAATTGCTCAAGAACTTTCTGTGGTGAAATGGAAGGATCTGATGCAATAGCTCTGACTTCAGCTAGAAGAGAGTGCACATTGGACCTATCAATTGCACCTGGGATTCCTGTTTTACTTATGGCAGTTCCATCTGCGATTATCCCTTGGAGTAGGAGTATCATGGAAGCGCCTTGTTTCTGACTTTCATCCCTGGCACTACCTGCGATCTTCACTCCTTCCTCAGTAATTGCTTGTAGATCTTTGCCATTGAGAGCTGCTTCACCAGATTCACTAAGTAGCTCATTTCGTCTTATTCCACCAGCTGCTGAAGCTTGTTCAGATTCTAACTTGGCTATGGATTGGGCTGTCTCTAAATACTTCGCGAGTACTGCCTGATTCTTTTCGTTCTTTGCTATCTTTTCATCTAGAGGAAGAAGAGATTTCTCAATGGCTACTTTCTCAACGCCATACCAATCGATCAACTTCTTCTCAAAATCTATTAAAGTTGCAGTTGCAGTCCTCTTGTCTAGGATTACCTGGATGCCTTCACTTTGTGTGGTAGCTAGAGTCTGATCGGACTTCTCTAAAGTAATCTGTTGTTTGATGTTACTTTGATACAGCTTCTCTCTCTCTGCGGCTGATCTCTCTAGTGCAGTCTCCGCTTCATTAAAGAAACGAATATGATTGTCAAGAGTTCCTTGAGTCCCTGCTTGGAAAGCAGAAGACTCAGCTTGCGAAAGGAAACGTCTAGCTATATCAAAAAGCTGTCTTGCTTTGTCAACATCTTGCTCTTGACTGGCTTCTGTGGCTGCTCCTCTAGATAGATCCAGTAGGGCATTCCCTTTTTCCTTTGGGGCGAAGTCTGAAATGTTTCTCTCTGAAATAGAAACTCTGAGAGATAACTGCTTGGAAGCAATAAGATCCAGACTCTTCTTCTTTTGATCTACTAGCTTGTCTATAACATTTTGAATCTCATCTGCTTCTCGTCGAAGTTCTGTTTGGTTCCTCTTTAAAGCGTCAGTAGAAACATCTAAGGTGAAACCGAATTCCGATTGTACTTTATCTGCAACTCCAATTGCTTTCGCAAACTTTTGAGCTGCTTCATCTCCAGTAATGGCATCATGGAGAACTCCGAACTTCTTAGCGAGTTCTTCAATGGTGCCTTCTTTATTCAGCTCAGACATGTCTTTATCTATCTGAACGATAGCATCAGAAATATCCAACAAAGTTTTCTTGAGACTTTTATCATACTCTTTTTGAGTATCCCTAAAAGACTTAATTATACCTGCGGTAAAAGCTTTGGTTATATCTTTATTTGCTACTTCTGCGGCAGCAGATATTTCACCAAAAGATTGAGACGCGCTCTTGGCAAAAACCACAATTCCTGCTACTACCAAAGTTAAGACTGCGGCGATGGCGGAAAAAAGTATAACTAAAGGTTGTAGTTCAAGGGAAATAACAGCAGCAGTAAGAGCTGCAGTAGCTGATGTTGCTCCTATGGCTGAAACTTGGTACGCTACTAGAGCAAGAGCCCCTGCATTCCAAGCTGCGGCACCCGCTGTAGCAACAGTAGTCGCAAAGACGAAAGCAGCAGCTGCAGATGCTAAAACTATAGAAAGCTTAGCTACAAAGCCCACAAAGCTAGCGAGCCTAGAAATCCCTTCTTTCGTTTCTCCAAAGAAACCAGCCATCTTAGCTGTAATATCAACAATCCGGACTCCTAACTGCAAGAATTCATTCGAGATTTGCTGGAGAAGTTTTCTAGATTGCTCCCCTGAATTCTTAAGGTAGTCGTCTACTATCTTATTATAATCCGCTTGTGCATCTCTAGACCGTTCAAGAGCTTTTGTATACTTAGCAAAGTTCTCTCCTGTCAATCCAAGGATACCACGGACTGCGCGGATAGATCCAAACAGGTCAGAAATTTGCTCATTCCCCTTACGCGCTTCGATGGCTAGCTTAGCTAGAACTCCTTCGAACCCAAAGGTGGCAATGGCCGCTTGACCTGAAACTACGCCCCATTGACTTAAAAGCTCTTTCATTTCTTTAGTAGGAGATATTAGCTTAAACATGACATTACGAAGTAAAGTCATAGAAGCTTTGGGGGCCACACCTGCAATAGAGATAGCGGAAAGACCACCAACTACATGGTCAAGCTCTACACCTAGCTGTGCGGCAGGTACCGCTACATTTCCCAAGTGATTGGCTACTTGACTCAACTTTAATCGGCCTTGATCCACAAGGACAAATAACTTAGCAGAAACTGAATTCGCTTCATCAATACTTAAATTGTAAGCATTGATTATAGAAGCAATAGAATCAGCGGAGTCTGCTAGAGTAGTCCTTGTGACCTTGCCTAAGTTACCTGCTTGAGTTATAAAGTCGGTGAGGCTTGAAGTGGTAGTACCAATCTGATTAGATAGAGCTTCGTAGACTGCAGCTCCTGTATCTTCAGGAGTAAAGTTAAGCTGGCTAGAGAGCTGTATAACCCTTTCCAAAGAAGTAGCGTACTCTACAGGTCCACGAGAAGCCTTCTCTGTGATCGTCTGAATTTCCGCAATAACTTGAAACAGCTCAGTAGCTGATTTAGCTGCGGATGAAATAGAAGTTTGGAGTAGAAAGAATCCCTGAGTAACTGCGCGAGCAGCTATGATCCGAGACATTGATTTCCATGACAAAGTCACTTCTTTGGCTTTATCCGATATAGCCTTAAGAGCTTTTGTAGTGGGCTTTGCGGTAGCAATATGTCGTTTACGAGCCTCTACACCTGCGGCAATTTGAGTAGCTTCGTCTTTGAATGACTGGGCAACTTTAGCCCGGATGGCTATCTCATTTTCTGATTGAACTGAAGAAGTAGCGTTTTGACTTTCTAGAGCTAGCCTTCCCTGTTCCGGTTCTATGAACCTAGAAGGCGCTAGATTTTCAAGTTGCTCCTTAGTTTTCTCGGCAGCGTCCACTTGGAATCTTTGAAAGGCACGGATAAGCTTTACTCTTTTAGCTGCTTCCTTTTCTATTTCTTCAGTTCTTTCTTTTTCCTCCTCCTTCTTGATCTCAGTTAACTTTATTTCACCGCTTCTGTAAGCTTTATCGTAATCTGTTATCTGCTTCTTATTAAATGTCGCTAACTCACGATCAGCATCTTCTCTAAGACTGGCGTATGTTTTATCGTTTTTGTAGTTATCTTTTAAGCCTTGAAGATGCTCAGCCTCTCGCTTGTCCTCTTCAGCTTTTATGAATTTAAACTGGGACTCGCGCATTTTGCGGTAGGTTTCATTATATTTTTTGTCCTCCGCTTCTACTCTTTTATTGTAAGCCAACTGCTGCTGTATAAGATGATCATTTTCTTCATCTTTTAACTTCTCTATTGCATCAGATCTTTCTTGGAAAGCTTCTGCAGCAGAATCTTTCATCTTCTGAAAGACGGCGTCCGCGTCTTTCTGCTCCCCGACTGTATTCGCTTCAATTTCCCGCGTCTCTAGACCAACATTGGGATGGGGAGGTAGCTCTCTGCGTCTACGAGCAAGATCATTTAGAGCATGTTGTTCTCGTATGATCGCGGCAGTTATTCTTTCAGTAGATTCCTCAACAGTTTCAGCGTTCTTAATAAACTGTTTTGCGGCATTGTCCTTGTAGACAGTATTTAATGCCTGAGTAATATCTATTCCAGCTGCAACAGAAGCATTGACGGATATCATAGCCGCTTGTATATCGGCAAGACGGTCTTTCCAATTATCACCTGCGGATGACATGGCAAGAATAGATTCTCTAAAGGTCTTGAATTCAGCGGCCGTACCTTTGAATTGACTACGGGTAGAGTCTATTGCATCTCCCATTTTTTCAAAAGTAGCGGCACTTCCTCTAGCAGTCCTTTGGTGCTTACTGAGAGCTTCACCTAAAGTCTTAAGGGCACCTAAGGCGGGACCAAAATTAAAGTCTGCTTCATAAGTATAATCAGCCATTATTTAGTCTCCAACTTAGGGGGATTTATCTTTAACTTTATAAAGTCCCTCAAAGATTTTTTAGCTTCCGCTATTGAACCCCAATTTTTATTGTCCCAATAGGTAAAATAATCAAACCCATTATGACTTGAGGTAATAAGATAACTTAAATTCAATTTAACTTGCGATTCATTTTTCTCTATCGAGCTACTTGAGAGAGTCTTTCCGCGGGCTACTGTATTCCCCGCCTCTTTCAAAAAATCTGCTAGATGAATATACTCAGAAGTCGGAGGGTCTAAAGGAGAGACTCCTATTGCAGAATGACTTAACCCAAGGCCAGTAGCTAGGTGGATCAAAGCGGATTTAGCTTGCCCAGTCAGCGACGGCACTTTGGCCGCGGCTGTCTGAACAAACAAAATAGTTGCTTCTTTCATTATTCGCTCTACTTCTACGTGAAAGTCATCACTAAACTTTTTAGTATTAAAGTTACGTATGTTGACTGTCGACTTGACTGTCTTCATCTGATCTTACTTCCTCGTAGGCGAGCAATCTAGCTTTCATAGTTAGGTCAATAGAATCCCACTCCCAAGGCTTAATTTTAAAACGCTCACACGCTCTGAATGCTTGGTAGTAGTAAGTCCTATACTTTGGTAGCTTTACTCGCCTTGTGTAGCCTTCAGGGCCTTTTCGGCTAAAAAACTCTCCCGCATCTCTGAAATCATTTCAACTGAAGGTTCTTGAGTCTCCAAGACTTCGTTAATGATACGTGCAACTTCTAGGTGAGAGAGACCGGACTCGGAACATTCCGATCTCCAATTACGCCACGAATCTGGGTCATCCATAGCCACTTTTTCCCAGGCAACATTGGTAATACTTGACAAGATTTGATGATCTACTCTCTTTTTGTGCCAGTCAGCATACTCTTTCTTGAACGTTTCATCATCATAATCTAAGCCAATGAGCTTACCAGTCCTAGCATCTATCTCTTTAGGAGGTTCAGGCTGCTTGCATATTTCATTGAATTCATCTTCACAGGAAATTGCGATAGCGGTGAAAACAACGTCGGCATCGACACGCGGTATAATTATATCTCGCTTGAAGGGGACGTTGACTTTTTGACCGTTGATTAGCATAGTAATTTTACCTTTTGCCTTCCGGCGTTAATTAAGCTGGCTGCGTACCTGGGATAGAACCTACAATTTCAGGCCGCACGGCATTGCACTTGCCAGAGAAAGAAACTTTGCCATCTCGAATACCAAAACTTTCCGATTCAATTCGGAAGTCAGAAAACTTGAGGTAATCCACAGAGTCACAAAGAGGGGTATTTTTGAGGAAGATATCTACAGCATAGGAAGAACAACCTGCACTATCAGTAGTCAAGAATGTAGTACTGGCAGAGTCTCCCGTAAGGATCTCATGTGGCTTAACATTCGCAGCAGATTTATACTTGGAGAAACGACCGTCAAAACTGAGAGACATTGGTTGATCGTCGCCTTGTGTAACAGAACCTCCATTAGCGGATCCAAGAAGTCCTCGGTTGGGTTTGTAGTTCCATTCATAGTTAGAGTCGAAAGTAAAGTCGCCGTCATCAAACGTAAATTCGACATTGACATCATTACCATCGACTATCCACATTGTAACATACCGGAGCTCGATGGGAGCGTCGGAATCAATAGTGTAAGCATAGATATATAGATTCATAATTATCCTCGTAGCCTTGCTGAATAAGATTGCTCCATCAAGGACTGTTGATAGCCGTGTTTAAAGTCAAAAAGAGAGATATCAATCTCATCTAACAAAGGGCTTGCACACACAGTTCCATCTTGAATAGGCAAAAGCAACGTTGTTGCAGCCGATCCTGAAAGATCACTTAGATCATACAAGCCTTCTGTAGAAACTGTACATACCAGTCTCAATTTGAACGTTGCAAGATGTTCCTCTTCTGAGAGTTTTTTAACATGGCCGGAGAGAAAAGACAAGGAGATTTTATCTCCTGTCTCTTCTCTCTCAGTCTCCCAAGGAACTCCTAGATCAATAGCTAAAAAATGTGCTGTACTCGCTTTCTGGAGGGACTCCAGCCATAATCGATCTAAGCTCATCTCCAACTACCTTGTCTATGTGATAGACAAACGCGCTGTCTAGGTTGCCTTTTAATACTGTCTTATGTGCAGTCTCACCAATAATTACGAGGTCTGCTGTTTCTGTCAATATGATCAAGGTTTCATCTAATTTAATATGAAGATCAAAACCAAAATTCTTAGACCCGACTAAAGCAAGAACTCTTTTATACTGGTAGCTTGTTGGACGAATTCCTGTCTCTACATTAAGCGCACCCACAGTTTCTTTTACTATATGGATGTGCTTTCCGTGATTTCGAAATACAGTCCGAATGCTCATCTAGATAAGATTCAAGACAGCAATACGGGTGTCAGAAATTGCAGTGCCGCTGACTTCCGCAATGGTCATAGTCACAAGACCACTGATATTGAAGATACTAGGCAGCTTAGGAACAACAGCCAGCTCACCAGCTGCAACTGTTATAATCATATTAACAGTTGTCTGGGCGAACCCGTTAACGGTAGCTCCTTTGGTGTTTATAGTAACTGTCACAGCATCAGTGGCGTCTGTGTTTGAAATCAGACACGTTTTATTGGCTCCGTAAACAAACGAGTTGCCTTCTGTGGCATCAAAGTCGTTCCAGTAGATTTCATTGACAGTGGCAGTCCCGGTATCAGCAGCAGAAGGAGACGAATCTCCAATTGTTACTGTAGGAGTTGAACTGACGACAGTCAGGCTGTCAACCAGTGCAGTTTCCACGTATGCAGGAATAAAGAATTGCATGAATTGGCCTTTCTATCCGAGGTACAGGACGTTGTATTGGGGGAAGAGGTTAGCTACACCCATGAGATAATCAATGGTGATCGTCTCTTTGGTAGCAAGCTGATCATAGCCACGCATGACACGCAAGGACCAAGTCTCACCATTAGCTACGAATGCGTCAACACCCTGACCTGCGCCTGGGAGGGCAAGTGGGCGGTTGACCAGTTGGATGGAGCTAGGAGTAATACCTACACCGTAATCACCACCGGGCATAAGGAAGATAGCGGCATCATCTGCAACGGCCACATCCAGAGGACGGTTAAGGGTTACAGTAGTGCCGGATACTGAGAGAACGCTGTAAGGCAAACCAGCAGTTCCGAAGGTAACACCCTGGCCAACGGAAGGAGTAACCCCACCGTCAAACTCGAGCCCGCCTTCATAATTAATGGCATAACCAGCTGCGAGGTTGACTACACTAGGGGTAAACACTTCGATAACAGAGTTATCTGCAATAGAATCACGCAGGCCATTAGCCAGAGTGATTACAGTTGGAGTACCACCACCAGTCGTACCGGCGATTCGATAAGGTACGCCATCGACTTTTGCCCAGCTACCAGAAGTAATGGCGGCTGAAAAGTTATCAACAGTAAGAGCTGTTTCACCAATAGCAGCACCGGCCTGATTCAAAAGACCAGATACCTTAGTAGAATCAGCAACGGTTTCGAAGCTGGCAGTTTCACTTACCAAGAAACCATTGATCGAACCGATAACACCGGTACGGATGATGGAGGAGTCAGTGAGGGAAACGTCAGGCACGAAACTAGTAGCCTTACGGATACCTGCACCAAGTAGAGGCCCTACGATGAGATTCCGGTCTTCCATAGGCACGTAGTTCTGAGTCATCAGAGTACCTGCGTCTACAGCAGCATCATGGTCGAGATCGACACCCAACTGACCAGCAGTATAAAGGTAAGAGCCATACTTCTCACCCTGGATAATACGATCACCCAGAGTAGCAGCACCTCGAACCATAGGAGTCAAGAAGAACTTAACCAAATCACGGAAGGATCGCTGCTTTTCACGGTCAGTGTATTCGCGAGCAATCGTAACGTGCTGATTAAGCTTGACATAGTGGTGACTTGCGTTCGCGTCACCAACAGCAATCGAAGAGCCTGCGGGCGTACGCTGAGCAGTCATCTCTTCGGGGTAATCCGCCTTAACGATATCGCCTTGGACGGCAACATCCTCATTAAAGTCGGTAGAAACATAGTTGGCGATTACTCGGGATTCGAGCAAGATCTCAAGACCTTCCATGGCCAGCTTTTCAGCCGTTACGGAATCAAGACTATTAACGTATGCGTAAATGTAAAACATGTGGGGTTATCCTTTTTTCTTGTTGGCCCAGGGAACCTTTCCCTCTTTTCTTGCTTTGCTGTATTCTTCTTGTGACATCTTAGCGACGTCGAGTGGTCCCCGAGGAGCCCCTTCGTTAGGAGTGTGAAATCCTGGATTTGAAGGATCTTTCCAAAAATTCGCCCAGCTATCCATGGCCTTCATCTTCTCTATGGCTTCCTTAGCAGGAAGATCCTCAGTGAAGCTTTTATCTCCATCAACGTAGGTGAAATTCTTGACAACTACCTCTCCCTCTTCATTAACGATTGCTTGATGCTTGAGGACAGCGAGCACTTGAGTCCCGGTTCCGTCAAGTGCAACAATTGATCCTTGCATCGCAGCATCTAGAAGAGTTCGAGTAATCACGAGATCATCGCGACTTGCTTGAACTACTGCTAACTTTTCAGATAGCTCTTTCTTCTCAGACTCATAAGTCTCTTTTAGCTTGGTAGCTTCATGCTCACGCTTTTCAGCGTCAGTCATATTTGCTTGCTCTAACTCCGTCAACTTCAAGTTATACTCTTCGCGTTCTACCTCAGTGAGATTCTTCTCATTCCGTGCAGTAGCGAGCAGTAGCTCAGTCTCTTTAAGCTTAGTCTCGGCTGTTTGCCTCTTCAACTTCTCTTCTTTATTGAAAGAGTTAACTTGCTCTTGCGAGAAGCTAGCTGGAGGGGTGACGGCAAGAGGTTCAACTGGTGGAGTTTCTTCGTAAGCAAAAATAAACAATAACATTTTAGATCCTTTAAGCCCGAGTCAATTGAACTGACCTTGGGTCTATTACATAAGGAGCTAGACAATTCCAAGCAACAGGCGAGGTAAGCCCATGTAATATCCAAGGTCTTTCAGTCAATTCATTTACGGTGGTTGAAAACCCTGCAAGATTGGTAGTTTTAACGTGCAGGTCCGCTAAATCTTTTTCATTGTCGTTTCCATTAAGCAAGCTTAAAGCTTCCTCAAAAATGGCTTCACTAAATCTTGGAGGAGTAAATCCTACATCTCTAGGGAATAGAAGTTCGGCTGTGTCTTGGAGTCCTTTAAAACTGATTCTTGTAATTATCTTTTCGGTCATCTCAATTGCTTTTGTTTTCTCTGTGTCAGGTGCTTGATCCCATGCTTCAGCTCGAAGCCTAGAAGCAAAGTAAGCATTACCCTCCGTCAGTGTTACGTATGTCATCTTCTGCTTCCTTTCTCAGACGTTCAGCTTCAGCTGGGTCTGGTTCAGTAGCAGTTCCCGACGCAGGCACTGCGGCTTGTCCATCCGTCTGGCTGATCTGGACAGCTACAATTCTTTCTATATGTTCTGCCATGGCTACTGCTGTATCCTCTTCTGGAGCACCTAGAGCTCTGGAAGCTAGAGCCCGACTGATGATACCGCTGTCAACCAAAGATGTAACGACTGCGGGATCGTAGATGTTGAAGTCAGATTGTATGATCTCATCTACGGCATCAGCATACTGCTCGTGAGGAATCTTTCCTTCTAAGAGAGCTTGAAGTATTTGGATTTCAAGGTACTTCTTAGCTGTATTCGATCCCATAGTAACTTGTACGTCTTTCAATGCTTTGGCCTTGGCTAGTCGATCAGCCTCCGTCCTAAGCTCGTACTTCTTAGGGTATGAAGTGTTGACTTCATCATCGCCCTTATTCAAGTACTTATGAAAGATGCGAGCATACTTTATCTCACCAAGAAGTAAGGCTGTTCCAATTGTAAATAGACCAGCTTCCATTCCTTGCCCTAGCAAGGCTAGGGACTCGGCTGACGCTAATGCCATGTCGGAAAGAGTCGACTTCAGTACGTCTTTAGCCCTCATGGCAAGGTCTTTTTGCTTCTCCATACTGACTCTAATAGGTTCAGCAGGAGGGGAGACAAAGCCGGGCCGCTCCATATTCATTCCATATGTACGGCCTCTAGTACCTCCGAGGATAATCTCGGCTACGTCTTCTGTTGTGGTAAGGTCTGCCGATTTAGATATTTGTGCTTGTTGGAAGCCATTATTCTGCTCTGTATAGAGAGTAATATTGGCAGTCCTAAGCCATTCGATGTCAGCGGATTCCATGTTCAAAACCGCAATCTGTATGCGATCTATCTTCTGAAGCAGTGCGATCGGTATCTCGAAGATGATCGCGGGGATCTCGTCTATATCCAACGTTTCCGTTGAGCCGCCCGGCTCCAAAGTTTCTACATCAATCTCTACTTCATCCGTGTTCTCTAGGTGAGTCTCTACCCGTCCGTCGATCAGACGGAATACGCGGAATACTTCAACGGAATCGTCACTGAATCCATTATCCTTAATGATGGAAGCGAATTCTCGAAGACCGAGAGCAGTTAGCTCTCCGTCTTTATACTCCCAATTAACTATGTTTTCAGCGGTATATGGCTTAATATATGGCGTTTTAAACTGTTCTGAGGAGTCTACGAAGTTATGTAGAACCCAACAAAACTTAGACATATAACATAGTTCTGGAACGGTTTCTCGGATAAGGTAAGTTTGGAGGTCTGTACCTCTTCGGTCCACCCCTCCTTGCTTACCTGTAATTACTGCCTGATACTCTTCAGAACCCCCTGATCGGCTGACATCAAGGCGGGCAACCAAGGAGTTAACAACATCATCGACGGCGGAGGATGCGGTGGCAGGATCTGGTGTAAGGTCTTTCCGAGATTGGAACGTGACCAAGTTCTCTTGATCTCTCTGCTCTAAGTAATCATCTACGAATGCGTCGCCGCCAGTCTTAATAGCTCTCCATCGTTCGTATTGAACGTCTGCAATGCTTGGATGGTCTTCCATATTAGTAAGATCCTGTGCGAGTGCAGTTATGGTACTTTTCTTTCTCTACAATTTCAAAGCCCCAACGCATCCAGAGAGGTACTTCATCATGGTGCTTTACTTGACGCCAGAGAAGTCCAGGCTTTTTCCTAGACCAGCACATTCTAGAGTTCTCAACAAAGGCTATTGACTTTGGAAGAAAGGAAAAGAGGCAATAACCGAAGCTATGGCTTATGTGATGTATGTAGCTTATAGGCAATACAGATCGAAGAAATGGTATCTTTCCTAGTTTCATGTTAGTACCTTCACATTACCTACGTACCCATCTTCAAAGGCTTTTTTGAGGGCAATTTCACAGTACACGCCACAGTGAGCGTAATCTGTACGGTCATTACTTTTAACATACCGACCGATTACTTCACCAAATCGATCTTTCTCATACATTTTCTTCATCGACTTGATGTGTACTCTGAACTCCTGATCTACAGATGCTGGTATTTCGATCGTTTCGTTCATATACCGACCAAGGTACTGATCTATCCAATACGTACGGTTGACGGTTAATTTATGATAATCGGTAGATGTTAGAGTCTTGCCATCCGTTGAATCTGAGTAATTAACGGTAAATGCACGACCGGGGAACTGCTTAACGAAACGCTCTGAGCTAATGCGCTCGGGAGCTGCATCAATACATATATGAAGTGGATTGTACTTCGATACGATTTCGTTTAATTCAGAGAACCCTGGATTCGTAGTCTTTATCTTACCGTAATAGACGAGGCGGGCTTGTGAATCTAAGTTTGGATCACGTAAGCCAGGCTCGAATTTATACTCCATTATCTTAATATGAAGATAAGTGCCTACGTCAACTCCCATTGTGACGACAGGGGATGAGGCTGGATCGTCATTCTTATAGGGACGTAGGCACTTATTAATGTGATCCTCCGTTACGGCAGCACCTTTCGACACGAACGCCTTGCCAAGCTTAGCGTTGTGGAAGATCTGCTCGTCAGCAAGATTGGACATGCTGTCCAAGTAGACCTCAGCAAGTCTACTTGGATGAAGAACGCAACTATACAATTGGGAGATACTAAAACCGCGGATGTTACGATCTTTGTATTCAGGCTCCCATTTGCCGGATGAAAGGAAGTCCGCTTTAGCTGCATGCTCCAACTTATGACCACATTCTTTACATTTTAAATATGAGTCTTTGAGTTTGGGATCTTTCGAATCTTCAGCGGTAATGACGAGGCAATCTGGGAATATTAGATTGGTCCATCGACTACAATGAGGGCATTCGAAAGTGAAGAAATCTTTAGTAGATTTCTCAAAAGTCAGGTTGACTCCAACGCCCGGTACACTAGGTGTGCTGGCTTCTCTCATGACAACTTCATCATGACCAGACATCCTCTCACGAGCTAGCTTGACCGCGGTATCGGACATTTTGTCTACTTCGTCGAGGAAGATAGCCCCGCAAGGTATTGAATCAAAGGAAGCTCCTCCTCGCGATCCACGGATGTACAAAGCTCTGGTCCCTGCCATTTTAAGGGCAGTTGAGCTGGGGCCACCGGCGAACAAGGCTTGCAAATACGGAGATACCGCAAGAGCTGGGTCGAACCGGGTGAGGCAGAAATCTCGTGCATCTGGTCGTTCGGAAGGCAATCCATAAAGTACTGAGAGACCTTTCTGATCTATGAGGTAAAGAGCATTGTTGATAAGAACTTCACTTACACCGGTTTGAGCTGCCTTTTGGCAACACCAATGGGAGTCCTTACAGTCTGTCATTTCCTTGGTCCACGGGTGTAACCGAAACGACCAGGGGAGCAGCTTCTTCTTATTTCTTAGATCGCTTATGAACCTATACTGTCTTGTCCAATTCGACGGCTTGCTCACCGTCCTGGATAGTAACTGATTTGCCACCATACTCTTCAAAGACTGCTTCAGTGATTCTGTTGGCAATGCGTTCGATGACTTCTTCATCCGGAACCTCTTCAGCTATAATGTCCACGATCGATTGCACGACCTCGAAAAGGTCCTGTAACGTGAGTAATAGCTTGAGTTGTTGGCTCTGCGTAACGCAAGATTGAACCAGTTTTTCTATTGACATGACCAAGTTCTTGATCGTATCCGACCCGCGGAATAGGGAATCCTCATCCCTGGTGACGGTGTTGATGGTGTCCTCCAAGGTCATCCGTAAGATCGCGAGCTCTTCATCCAGCCCGTATCTTGATGTATCAGCGGCAAGAAGATTTGTCCTTGCACGTACTCGATCAACCTTGAAATCGTACATTTGCTTCTTCGCCTGTTTGGCTAGATCCTTGTTAGCTCCATGCCTTGGGCAAAAGTCTGAGCCGTCTACCTTTCGGTATCCGCACACCTTACCTGAAGCCATGCTATCGCATCGATCAATCTCTTGATCTTCAGCTGTCATATGCACTAGTGGGTACCTCATGTAGTAACTCCTTCTACTATATACTACACTGAAATAGGGTATATTAATCGATCTGATCCCGATATTCTTTATTAAATGTTGATCCCAGGAAAATTTCGAAATTAATGAAACTTGATCTTCAGATCAAATTCAGATAGAAAAACTCGAATTTCAGATGAAAAACTCGATCTTGAAAATCTTCGGGGGAATTTCAGAGGGTATCACCAGAGCAAAATTTGAGGTAGCAAGGTAACACAGATAGATATACCCTCCCCTAGTACAGTAGGTCCACTATTCAACCACTCCAGCATTCCCGTATAATAAGGCCGATCTATTCGCGGGTAGAATAGTTGTAAGTCCTTTGATAGCAACGACTTACAACGTACCCCCACAGGCCGGTCAAAGCACTTTGATCTGCAAAGATCGCTGTAAC